ACCTTACAGAGTAATTCCAAAGACGTATGAGACATATTTTTATCAATAATGCTAACGATATCGTAATATTTATGCTCATGCTTCAGCCGCCAATTTGCCTTGATGTCTGAGCGGTAGCGCATCCGGATCCTGTGAGAGGCAACCATCGAGGGAGCGTTGGCCTGTATTTGCTCCGTCGCGCTAACGGGCCAGATGGAAGCCCAAATGGTGGCGGACGTAGCAAAAACCGTGGAAAATCCCCCCATACCGTCCCCAACAAGTGTTGGATACTGGAGAGTTATGCGATGCCGAAGATCTCCCACTCTCATATTGCTACCATCGCTTCCTAAAACTCCCCCCAGAGCCTGATAGGATACAACAGATTGGTTACAACGACATCTTCGTGCACAGTTTGACCAAGAATATCCTCGCCCCTGCTTTCGTACATTTTCGCAACCAGCCTTAAAATCGCCGCCTTTGCCCTGTAAGGCACACTTGTCGCCACAGCGCCATAGCCGCACATAAATTTAATAGCTATCGGATTTGAGGGATACAGAACGTCAGAAGGCCACGTTTCGCCATAAGGTAGAACTATGCGCCCATAGTTTGCTCCGTTGGTTTCGACAAGATAATCTGTTGTCAAAGTCATTGTCGTCTCCGCGCCATCCGTATCCTTGTACTTAATTGATAGCCCTGTACTTTGCAGATTTCCAAAAGGCAAAACAATAGCATCCCCCGCCGGGAACTTATCAAGATAGTAATTCCATATCTGGTTTATGAACCGCCGTTTCGTATAGCTTTCCGCCCATTCGGTTGCCGAGATAATTAAGTTCGTTAAAAGAGTATCCACGGCAAAGATTGCGGCGTTCTCCACCATCGAAACCCCGAATGAACAGGCATCCACGGCAACCGTGCAGACTACCCGGACGTACTGCTTAACCCCTGTATAAGCTATATCCTGCGTAGCGTTATCATTCGCCTCCGTAACCTGCGTAAAAGCTCCACCAGTCCAATCAGTAAAAGTTATGTTGTCATCAGATTCCTGGATTTTACAGGCAACTGACGCCCCGGCCCCGTTTGTACCGGATTCTAAAAGAACAATGGTGTCATGCCCTAAGACATCAACCCCTGTCCCTACCAAACTATAAGCCGCTGCTATCGCATGACTTCCAGGCGCAATACTCTGCGTTGAGGTCACGTTATCGGCAAAAGTTCCGCTATCCAGGTAAAGCTGCATTTTTACATCTGCGAGCGTCACTGGATAAATTGCAGGAGCTGTATCTAATACCGCTTTCATGACTCACCGTTATAATGGCGGGGACGCCGGAGGAAGAAAGAGCGTCCCCACTGCCAGGGGTTTCTATTTACGTGTTCAGATAATATCCGCCCGCAACTACAGGTCGCCACATTACCGTAATATCGGCTATTTTCCCTGCTCCGGCGGTTGCGCCGCCGATAGTGAGCTGTATTGCTTTACTTGCCGCCGTTACGTTAGGCCCTTGATGCACAAAATAGAAATTACCCGTCAGATTGGCTTTCGCCCCTTCCGCGGCAGACATTATTTCAATAGCCGCCACGTCATCGGTAGCGACGGAAATACCAGTAAACCCCGCTACCGCCGATAAATCATCGGGGACGTGGATAATCACCGCGTCAATAAAAAGATTCTGTGTTGTGGCCGTCATTACAGCGTAAGCTCCCGCCGCTTGATTCAAACTTATCTGCTTATAATTGACCGTCAGGCCATCTGCGATGACATCCACGGGCAACCAGGCGTATCCATTATATTTGAACGAGAATCCAGTATTAGCCTCGTGAAAAACGGAACCCACAGGCGGACTTGCCGGTTTAGTATCCGTCGAAAAACCTATCCACCGCTGAATTGTCTTCTCAAGATATATTGTCATGGAGTTACCCCCTATAGCGCCGCTTCTGCGTATGCCCCGTTGGACATCGGGACATAAAACAGGTGTGCTGTAGCTGCGATGGTAGCCGCCTGCGTAGCGGTACCGGCAAGCATTCCAATTGTCCCAACTGTTTTCACGCCAGCCGCAGATTCACCGCCTAATATGTGTATTTTTCCCGCTGTTTCAACGTCGGTCAGGCCCGCGCCGTCGGTAATAACCGCAGCCGTTGCAACAGCTCCGCCGACAAGTACGATCCGGCCATAAGCCCCAAGGGCTGCAATACTGGCAGATGCCGCGCACATGGCATTGAGAGCGATAACCGGCGTCGTAAACCTACAATTAAAACCTACTACTGTTGCGTTGGCGTCTGCTGCCGCTGTCAATTCAATAAAGAGCTGTTTGATCCCGATGCGCCCATAAATATTGAAAAGCTCCGTCTGGGCAGTATCGGTAAAATTCGCTGCCACCAGAACGCCGCCAGTCGTTTCGACATGCACGCCCATAATGAGATCACCAATAACCACCAACGTTGAAGGACTATAATGTTTTGGCATTTTCTTTACCTCCTTTAGAGGTGTGGAAGCGGACCAGAAGCCCGCCTCCAGTTAAAAAACGTTAAAGAGCCGTCGCCGACATGTTCCCGGTATAACGGGGATCGAGTACCGCAAAGACGCTTACCAAACCCGTCGCTCCACCCGCGTCAGTGAATTGGAGCGAAAGCCATTCTTCACCATTGGCAACGTCCATCATGGTCGCCTCAACCTCGACGACCAAAAGGTAATTGGGATATGTCGCCTGCATAATAATGAGGCCATCTGCTGCAGGCACTGTCGTTTCGGCGGCCAGTACATCAGCGCCAGCCGCAATGGATCCCCAGAGACATGTTGAACCTCCATAAGCATATTTGAATGCTATTGTGGAAGTCAATGCGGCATCGGTTGCGCCACTATATGCTCTCAGAGTTGCATTAGCCACGCCCATCGTGCCGACGTCGATTAAAAACGTGCAGCGATGGAAGTTTTTCATATTGATGCCCTTCGTCACCTGAGTTGCGCCGGTGTCCAAATTCAGAGCGCTTGCAACCAGGACAACTTTTTTTTCTTCTGCTAATTTCATTTCCATTACCTCCTATTTAACGATTGGTTATGCCCTGGCCGCAATAGTTAAAAACGGGCCTACTGTGGCACTCCCTTTGTAAGGCGTTACTGAGCTTTTCCATCTCGGCTGCCCGTCAAAAAAGTAAATGAAGCGGTAGGTTTCCTGGTCATAAATGAAATTGACATGAATACTCATCGCCTCATTGATATCACCCCTGTTCGCCGTAATGTACTGGCTCAGATCCGCAAGAATAACGTCACCCTTGTCACCTAGGGTTGCTGCCTGTTCGATTGTGATACAAGGGAACCCATTAAGGGTGCTGATCCGCTTGCCCTGATAAAAATCAGTCTTATAGAGCGGAGCCAGGACGCCTCCGGTACCGATAGCAATTGAGAGTTGAGAAAGCTGCGGTTTTGTTTCACGATTAACCAGATAAACCACGGAAGGCCGTTCCTCCCAGAGCCTCGATTCCATATTGAGAATGTTATCTGTCGAGATCGTGTCCGCCGCCTGCCCTGAATCCTTCGCTACCGCAATTAGACAGTCTGCATTCAGGATACCAAGGGCTTCTCCAGCGCCGGATCCGTTAATGACAAGATCCTGAGCCTTGAACGCAAATTCTTCACCAAAGAGCTGCCGCATTTCCTGCCCAAGGAACGTTACGTTTCGGATGACCTCGCCGGAAGCATAGTAAAGACCGGTGAGCTTTGTCGGTTCAATGCGAACTTTTTTGAACTTTGTTTTGGATGCCGTGAAAGCGTCCAGTTCCGCCGCCGTGTAAACGCGAATACCGCCACCGCGTGAACCATTTGCCCGGCTTGTCTCATTAATGCCGATAATTTCAAGGAACTGCGTACCAGGTGCAAGCGTCCGGGAAGCACACCGGGAAAGAACCTCACTATTATTAAACCCGGTCGTCATGAGATCAACTGAGGTCTCACCCTGGAGAAAATAGCCTCCCTCTGATGAAACGCCTACTGTCATTCCCCCTGTTGCCGCTGCACGATTTTCCTTCCGTGCCTGCGCCTCAAGCTTAGCTGCGTTACGTTTTTCAGTCTGTTCCAATCTTGACCGCGCCGCCCTGATTTCTCCTGCACCGTAGGCATCCGGGCGCGACATGGCACGGATATCCAAGAGCTGCTGCCCTAGAGCTGTTGCTGCGGATCCACGATAAATCGGCTGATCGGAAGCTTCAATGGCAAGATTACCTTCAAGAGTAAGAGCATTATCACCCATTTTTCTATCGCCATAGAGTTGATTCTGAAGCTCCTCCTCCGCCCTGAAATCTTCCATTTCTTTTTGAGCTGTTTTAATTTCTGCTTTTAGATCAGCTCTTTCCTGGAGTTCCTCGGTTGTCAAATTGCGGGATTCATCTTCTGCTTTTTTCCGTATTGCTTCCATTTTTTTGAAGGCTACGTCCATTCTGACCTGATATTTATTCATGATTCATTTACCTCCTAATCCAACTATGTTTTTGTACAATTCATCTTCTTCTTTTACCAGCCCTAGCGTGATCAAGGGATCGGCTATGTTGTCATCGTCGTTCGAGGGAACGGCGGTTCCTTTATTCTCTTCCATGCGCCGAAGCGCAACGGTAGTATCATTAAAAGCCGCGAAAACGACAGGAGAAATATCATAAACTTCTTCAATTTCGATGATTTCCCGCTTTGTCATCTTCGGGTCGGAAAAATCCCATTGATCTATTGCAACGACAAATCCATAAGACGATTCTTTCACATCTCCGCGGTCGATACTGGTCATGAGGTCGCGGGCGCTCTGGGTATCCGGGGGAATGATTTCATAAAATAATCCTGTTTCGTCTTCCCGGAGAATGAGTGTCCCGGCGCTCTGCCGTCCAAGTGGCAACGTATCCGTGTTATGATTATAGAGGGCGCGGGCATCGGATTTTGAAATGGCCTTCTTGAATGCTCCCTTCCGGATCGTCTCGATAAAGCCCATATCCTCTGACGGCTTGCCGAAAACGGCTGCATAGCCGACGATCTTTTTCATGCCGCCGCCTTCAGCCTCAATTGACCTGAACTCGGTCGTTTTTCTTTTTTCTTTCATCATCGCCCCCTTTATCCCACCGCCATTTCGGCCTTTTTCGAGTCTCATAAGGTAGCAATATCGCTTTTTCGTATCGCTTTTTCACGAATTCATCCCCATAAGCGCCCGTAAGTGCTGAATATAGGCGTCTGCAAGGTTTTTTATCTGCGCTTCCGCTATGGATTCAGCTTCCCGTTCGATCCATTCGCCATTCTCAAGATTAAGATTTTGTGATGTTTCAACATAATCCGAGGCAAAATTTGAGACGAAAACATCAATAAACCGCTGAATTTCAGGCTTAAAATCATCATGTTTCAGACCACTTAACTCTGTTTCCATGTCGGTTAGGGCCTCGACGAAGCTTATGATCGCCGGATTTGCCTGTTTTTTGATATAATCGGGAAATTCCTGATAAAATTCTTCCATTGCATTACTATCACCCCCGTTTTTTAATATCCAGTTTATCCGTCGGGCCTCTTTTCGAGTGATTCGTCTAATTGTATCACAAATTAAATTTTTATACGCTATTTCAATCCTTTTTCTATACACCCGTCTGTTATCGGATGATTTTTGTTCTGTAGCATCCAGCTTTTGTGTTTTTCCTATTTCTGCCGCTGAAATCATATTCAATGGTATCAAATATATTTTTCCCTGATCATTTTCCATGGGATTCATGTTTTCACGTTCCCGGATTTCATCGCCATTTAACCAACCATTGTTGCGACCAATAGCGTAAGCCTCGTAGCGGCTTTTGATATCACCCCGGAGAAGGCCATCAACAAGATGCTCAAAGAAATATTCTCCCCTCTCTTCTGCATTCAAAATAGAAAATGTAAAAGATTGTTCAAGGCGTACAAGCCAGGGCCTTAAAGTTTTAGAAACATAATCAATCGCCTGCTGTTCGACATTGGCGAAGGCTGTTTTATCCATCTCTCCATACATATACGGAGGAACCCTGTAAATCCTGGTTCCGATATCAATATTTGTAAGTTTCCGTGTCTCAATAAATTGCGCCTCATCGTTTGGTATGCCCAACTTGGCTATGGACATCCCCTCTTCAAGCAACATAAGTCTATGACTTTTTCCTAATCCGCCATAGGTTTCATTTAGAGCCTCCCGGAGTTCTTTTTTGTCTTCTAAGTGGCCCGGATGGGTCACAACGGCGGACGGATGCACGCCCTGCCCAAAATATAACTGGCCGAATTCTTCCAGCGCAAGACCCGCTCCTATGGTTTCTCGCGCCGCTGCTATCGGGGATAATCCTACCAATCCGTTAAAACTTAATCCAGGCATGTGCAAAATCTTCTCTTTAGGTAAAATAACGCTTGGGACACCCATGCCTGCCATATTTACATGATATTCTACTTGTTTTCGCTCGTTACGTTTAGGAGTTACTCTTGTAGGTATAATAGGCCATAGCGCAACTACCCGATCCCTGCCAAGACTCCCACGCCCAAATTCTTTTTCCGCGTACGCGTTGCCCCAGAGCAAAACGTGGGTCATAAAAGTTTCCCGGAAGGCAAAAGCGCACATTTCGGGATTCGGAGAATCATGAAGTAATGAATAATAATTATGATTAACCGCTCGTTCTTTGCCGCCATTAGAAAGGCGCCTGTATAAAAACAACGGCAAAGAAGCGGGATCTTCAGATAGGATTTTAACGCAGGCCCAGACGACAGCTAATTTTATGGCAT